AAAACCCTATTAAGGATCGGTGGAAGCAAGTACGTGTTCAAAGATGGAAAGCTCTACATCGTTCAGGATCTTTATTGCAGGAACCCTGAGTGTCCTGATAACGGGAATAAGGTTGAGTCCATCGAGACTGAACTACCCGTAGAAACAGAATAAAGGCCATAAGGCTTTTATATAAATTCGCACTGAAAGCGTAAAAATAGGAGAACAGTATGGAAGAAAATTTTGAAGGCGTAAACGAGTCTGTACCCGCCGAACAGACAGAGGTAAGTGAACCCGAAGTTACTACAGAGGAAACCGAAGGGAATACCGAGGGAACCGAAAGTGAAGTGACCGAGGAACAGCCGGAACTTGACCGCAACGCTATCTATGCAGACGCACGCAGAAAAGCGGAAGCAGAAGCAAGACGCAAGCAGTCAGCGATTGACGCAGAGTATGCGGAGAGATTTAAGGACTATAAAAATCCCATCACGGGACAGCCCATTAGATCAGCCAAGGACTACTTTGACGCACTTGCAGCGCAGGAGCAGTTACAGACCAAGAAGACACTTACCGAGAAGGGTATTGACCCCTCAATCATCGACAGAGCCGTTAATAATAATCCGGCAATCAAAGCGGCTAACCTTGTCATCGCAGAGCAGAGACTTAAGGACACCAAGACTTACCTGGATAAGCAGGTTGAGGAAGTATCGAAGCTTGATCCCGATATTAAATCAGCCGCAGACATTGAGAGGTCAGAGAGATATCCCGAAGTCTTACGTTATGTGAGAGACAACAGGCTTTCGATTGTTGACGCTTATAAGTTGGTATATGCGGACAAACTTAACGATAAGAAGACCGCAGCCATCGAGCAGAGAGCAATCAATAACGCAAAGTCACAGCAGCACCTTAAAGCTACGGATGGCGGTAATAAATCAAAGAGTGAACTCCGTGAGATACCTTCTAGCGAGTTGTCAGAGTGGAGAAAGTTCTTTGGGGATAAGTCAGACGCAGAGTTAAGGGAACTGTATAACAACTCGTTGCACTAAGTAACACACGGACGGGCAGTAAGTGAGTCCCGCCCCTAACCTTCAAAATTTAAAGGAGAAATATTATGGCAGCACATGTACCTGGAATAGTTTCCAAAAACGGCGGCCTCATCGACGACACATGGAACGTGAACGCTCAGATGATGGAAGCATACATCAACGACGTATACACCGAGAAGTCCAAGTTCAATCAGTACGTAAGTGACGTATTCAACGTCAAGAAGTCTGATAGATTCGGTGAGAAGGTCGGATCAGTAACCACCGTAGGCAACTTCAAGCCTATGACCACAGACGGAGCAAACGCACCCAAGGTTGATATCATCAGCGGACCCACCAAGACCATTATTCACACCACTTTCAAAGAGCAGTTCAGAATTACCCGTGAAGCTAAGGAAGACGCTGAGGTCGATATGATGCAGGCAAAGGCAAGAGGAATGATTCAGGCTTACAAGAGAACCCGTGCAGCTTTCGCTTCCAAGGCTCTTACTTGCAACGCAGAGTCTTCAAGCCCCGCAACCACTTTCTCGTTCGAGGGAGTTTCCGGCTTTGACTGCGCTTCCGCAGATGGCAAGACCCTGTTCGCTACCGATCATCCCCTTGTTGTCGACAGCGCAGTAACTCAGTCCAACGTATTCACTAACGCTTTCGGTAACGATGACAAGATCCTCAATATCCTGGCTAACTATGGAAAGAACTTCCTCAACAACTCCGGACACGTTATGGGATATGACTTTGATACCATCATCATCCCTAGCAACACCCCTACCCTCGAAGCTGTTGTTAAGAAAGTTATCCGCACCGAGCTTCAGGTCGGCAGCACCAACAACGATATCAACGTCAACAAGGGACTTTGGAACCTTATCATCGACCCTTCATGGCAGGTATCAGCCGGAGCAGAACCCTTTATCCTTATGTCTTCACAGGCTAACAAGGAACTTCTCGGCAACAAGTTCTATGACAGAATCGCTCTTGACGTAACCGCACATGTAGATCAGGACACCGACGATATGATCTGGAACGGCTATGCAAGAATGAGCGTAGGCTTCCCTTCATGGCAGCATGTCATCATGGGCGGCGCAAAGGTTGGCTCTACCTACAGCGATCCTACTGTTTAAGTCCTCTTCATCCCCCTGTCTTTCGGGGCGGGGGGAATATATAGGAGTAAATATGATTAAGAATGAATACCTTGTATCGGACGGAAGAGTATATGAGGTTATCGGCAGAGACGGAAGAGGACTTCCGGTATGTCGTCTTACTAATCTCAAAGAAATCCCCGAAGATAAACCTCTTGAAAAGCCCGAAAAGACCGAAGAAGAACCCGAAGTTAAACCCGTTAAAAAAAGGACAACCAAGAAATGAGTTACACCTGGAAAGATATTAAATTAGCGGCGTTACAGAAAATGTTTGCGGCAGACGGAGATCAGATCGTTGCTGATGAGTCCACAAAAGACTACTTAGCCGGTATGCCTTACGCCGCTAATGAGGGCTTAGACAGACTTGCAACAGCAGGCAAGTTCATTACTAAGTCTCTTAACCTTGCACATTTGCCCGCTAAGAATCTTTTACAGGATAATTCAATCAGTGATGGCAACTCAGTGTTTACCGCAGAGAACGGACACTCATATTACTTTCAGTATTCCGGTATCGGAACAGCGGTGATAAGTGGCGGTGATGAAGACGTAACCATCAGCATTGATTCTTTCGGTACGTTCTCAGAGTTCAAAGGCAATTATGCCAACAGCGGTAACAATACCATTACCATCACATTCACATCACCTTACCCCTCAAAGGTAAAGAATATCGCTATCTACGCAGACACATTCCCTACCATAAACGGAGTAGACATAGTTCCTGAGTACGGTAAGTACGTCAAGTACGACCTTAAGGAATTAGCACCATCGTTCTACAGTATGTTCGGAAATTCACTTGTGTATGAGGGCGAAAGCTCAACTATCTATCTCAATACCACCGACTACTACAAAGAGTCGGATCATATCTTAGTATTACCCAAAGATAAACCGGGAATGTATACGGTCTACTACAACGCATATCCCGGACATATATCTAATGAGACAGAGGATGATTATGTGATGGAAGTAGATCCCGAAGTTGCGGTCTTGCTACCTATATATATGGCTTCTGTTTTATATATGGATGACGATAACGGCATAGCCACTTCTTACAGAAATTTTTTTGAGGTAGGACTCAGCGACCTTAAGAATACCTCATCGAATCCCGGTAAAGAGAAGTTTACTTCGGAGTGGGTTTAAATGGCAGTACAATTCAAAGTCCCTGCGTCCCCCGCAAGGTCAACACTTACAATAGATACGTTCTTAGGTGCAGACTTCACCAATGATCCCGCAAGTGTGGATATTGATAAGTCCCCTAACCTCTTAAACATGATAAGAGAGGTTCCCGGTAAAGTCCGTAAGTCAATGGGCTATAAGACCATGGCTTCATTTAGTGACGCAATCAACGGTTATCATACCATGCGTGGCAAAGCTCACGGCCTCATTCATTCGGGAACCAAAATATACGAAGCAGATTTCGATAATCCAACAGTCTTGTGTTCAGACGCAAAAGATTCCCGATCACGCTCATGGCAGTTCGGAGATAAGGTTTGTATTCTGGATGGCAAGGCTTTACTTATATGGGATGGTTCTACAGTAAAGAAAGCGACAGTAGACGCAACTATCCCCGTGACATTAATAGCGGGTGAACCGAGTGGCGGTGGAAAGTCATATTATGCGCTTAATCTTCTTAGCCCCGGATTTACAGAGCAGTTCTTAGGAGAAGCGGGAACAACCGAGTACCACTTAAGCTATAAGGATCTTGACGCTACGCCCGTTAAAGCAGAGATATTACAAAACGATGGAACGTGGACTGAAATGGCTGAGGGTTCAGGGTTCTCAGTCAATAGGACTACGGGAGTTGTAAGCTTCACAGCCCCGCCCGGAGAGTCCCCCGTCACGGGAGAAGACAACGTAAAGATAACTGCGTATAAGACAGTCTCAGGTTACGCAGACAGAATCAATAAATGCAATATCGGGGTTTTGTACGGTGCAAGCGGAGATTTAAACAGACTGTTTGTTACCGGTAATCCCGATAATGAATACACAAACTATCAGTGGTATTCCGCAGCTAATGATCCTACATACTTCCCCGATACCAACTATCAATTAATCGGTACATCAAAGTCAAGAATAGTAGGCTACACGGTCATTAATTCTTATCTGGTAGTCCTTAAGGATAAGCAAGAGATTGAGCAGAACATCGTATTAGTCGGGTCCACCACAGTCAACGATGAGACTAAGTTCAACACTCAGACAACCTTACACGGTGCGCCTTGTATCTGTACTGACTCAACAGCGTACTTATCGGGAGAGCCGTTATTCCTAACCGATTTAGGCGTTTATGCGATAACTTCTCAGGATATTACCGGTAGGGAATTAACAAACCTCAGATCGTTTTTCCTGAATGGCAAGCTGCTTGATGAGTCCAATCTTGAAACAGCTTTCGCATTTGTCTACAAAGACTTTTACGTTCTGTCGATAAACGGACACCTTTATATCTTAGATGGCTTACAGCCTATACAGACTGATAAATCAGCCCCCTACAGTACAAGGCAGTTCGTAGGCTATTACAGAGACAACGTTGACGCAAACGTAATGTGGGAAGAAGACGGGGCTTTATGGTTCGGTTCAAAGAGCGGAAAAGTCTGTAAGTTCTATACCAACCCTAAAGACATTTATTCCTACAACGATGACGGAGTTGCAATAGTCGCAAGATGGGAAACCCCCGACTTTGACGGAAAGCTGTTCTATAAGAACAAGACTTTCAGATACTTAGCCGTAAGATTGCAGCAGGCGTTAGTCACTTCAATCAGACTTTCGGTAATGAAACGAGGCCTATGGACTGTACTAACATCGGAATCCTCAACAGCATACTACTTGTCATTTAAGGGCGTGATATTCTCAAAGTTTTCGTTTAGCTCAGACTCAACGAACAGAATAGTTGCGTTAAAGACAAGAGTAAAGAAAGTCGATAAGGCAAGATACCGCTTTGAAAACATAATGCTCAATGAGCCTTTTGCATTGGATAAGATCGGCATCGAGTTTGTGGAAAAAGGCAACTATAAACAATAAGGAGAAGCTATGGGAGATTTTCAGGACTCTTACAAAATTACATCAGCGGACCGGGCAGGAAAGGGCGTTACGGGTCTTCCCGATACGCCCGGACTGTCAACGGGTGATATGCAGGCAAGGTTTGACTCACTTGGCAACCTTGCTATAGACAAGTTCAATGCGGTAGTTGATTCAGTCGGAGATACTGTAACGAATGATGGAGAGAAACTTCCGACAATGAAAGCAATAGTCAGTTACGTTTCCGCAATGGGCGGCGGTGACATGGTTAAGGCAGTCTATGACACAGACGATGATGGGGTTGTCGATAATTCAAAGTTGTTTGATGGTAAGTCGGTCACAGACTTCATCAATGAGTACGTTATCACTTGCCCTACATCGGGATATACAGATGAGACGGTAACGGTTCAGGGAGTTAGCAAAACTCTTAAGGCTATTGAGATAACAACAGACAAGGACGGGAATAGTCTTACAAACTTTACTTCCGGTATGCACGAAGATTATCCCCTTGATGTTAGCAATAGCGGAGACTTTGTAAAACTGTACTGCTATGAGATACTCACGGGCAAGGTAAAACTTTACTTCACCTCTGCACCGAAAAAAGCTTTTAACGTACTTATAAGAGAGGCGGTGTGATGAAGATAGAAATA